CTAGTTCCATATCACGTTTCAGTTCTTTACCTGCTTTTGCAATTTGGTAAGCCATTTCAGATGTAACACCTGCTTTACTAACAACTTCTTGAGTACCAGTAACTACTACAGGTTTTGTTGAAATCTGTGTGTGATTAAGTAGTCTTGATGTTGCTGTAAGTGCTCTATTAGGAGAATCATCTCCTTCCATTACTTTGTTAGAAGCTGCTGCTGCTAAACTATCTGTTTGCCATTCGTGTTTCGTTCCGTTAGCTGTACCAGTACCGATACTAGACATAAATGGAGTTTCTGTTGGAGAAATGTTGTAAATAACATTCGCCAAGTCTTCTCTCTTATCGTTACTATCAAAAGTTTCGTAAGAGTTTGTATATATTGCCATTTTGATTACCTATGTAAAAAAGTTATGTATCAGTTAAGAATTCATAAGGCTTTCAATAACGCTTGAAGCGTCCTTAACATGCCCACTTTTCCTTAACTTTGCTCTTTGTGCCTTAACTTTATCACTTGAGATTTCACCTTTTGTTGCAGGAGAACCAGGTCTTGTAACTTTAGGTACAACTTTAGCTTTCTTATTAGAAATCTTAGCTGCCAAAAGATTATCATACAACATGGCTTTATGAAGGACATCAACCGACCTTGCATCAATTAAGCTATCAACCTCTTGTTCGGAAAATCCTGTTTTTACAGCAAAGGACTTAATGTCTTGTTTAAGCTTTGCTCCTTTTGTAGGATCATTCCATTCTGGAAGTCTTTGAGCCATAATTTCTTGCTGTCTGCCAAGTTCTTCTTGCCATTTAGCTTGTTGCTCTTGTTGCGATTTGTATTGAAGATTCTTTTGTTCTTCTTCTACAGTTCTTTTGTTTTCCTGAAGTTCCCTATACTGGTCTCTTTTAAGCATGTATTCAGTTGGATCTTCTTCCTTGAGTTTAGTCCAGTCAGTTGATTTAAGTTCATTTATCTTAGAATCAGCTTGTGTATTAAATTGTTCAAGTTGTGATAAGTAACGCTGTCTTTCTTGTTGAGTCGCAGCTAATTCTTCATCAGCTTGTTTGCGTTGCTCTGCCAATACTTGACTTTTTCTTGTGTAATCAGCTTGTCTACTATAACCTGCCTGAAGCTCATCAAGGGTAACCTCTACATCTTTACCATCTACTTTGATGGTGTATGTTCCAGGTGTCTCATTTACTTCTTCTTGAGTATCGTCTACTAAGTCATCAGCAGTCAATCCATCAGGATTTTCTACCTCTGTTTGTACTGATTCGGACTCCATGTCCTGTGCAGAAACTTCTTCCGTTGCTTCTGTTTCAACTTGGTCTTCTGAGGGTTGCTCTTTAGGAGTTCCCATTAGACTTTGTTGTATTGCTCTCTGTGCTGACACTACATCAGTAACAGGAACGCCACCATTGGTGGATTCTTTTATAGGGATATCATCTTTTGCCATGATTAGTTACCTCCCTTTCTTTCTTCTTCGAGAATTTTGCCATTCTCCATTGTATTCACTAACACGTTTTGTGCTGTCAAAACACCTCTCAATGAGTGATATAAAGATTCTCTAGTCTCTGTCTCACCTATATCTGTTCTTATCCATTTCTGGAAGATGTCATTTTGTATTACTTCGTAAGACTTTATCAATAAAGGATCTTCGAGTAATCGTTTTGCATCTTGACCTTCTTTTACTTGTACTTCTTTGTCTACCATTCTTATCTCCTAGATTCTATCTGCTTTCGCAGGTGTAGTTAATCGTTAGTTTTTGTTAAAGATTCTTCTGTTATCCAGTCTGGAATCTTCCTTTTGCCTGACAACCATCCACGAATATCATTAGGTTTTACCCCTGTATTCCTGAATAAGTCCTCGACAGAAAGTCGGTGTTTTAAACATAGTGTTTGTAATTCTATATTGTTCAAATCTGTTTTAATTTATCTAAAGTTGGATTCTTTTGTTTGAATTCTTTTGCTAAATCTCTATGTGCTAATTTAGATGATTCGCCATTTGTATATCCTATAACCATATAATGCTCATATTGTTTAGAGTAATACTCTGATCTATGCTTTCCTTCTTCGTTTTTGTTCAACCTTTCTTTTTCTTAGCTGTTTTTGCAGCTCGTTTAAAATTAGCAGCAGTCGGAGCACCTTTAGTTCCAGGTTTTCTCATCTTTTCTTTAGAACCTGCTTTAATTCTTTTTCGTTTAGCATGTATATTTGCGTATAACCCTTTCTTAGCCATTGGTTCTCCTCTTAGTTCTATCTCTTTTAAAAACGCCTTCTTCAATACCTCTGCCTTTTAAGATATCTGCATAGGTTATTTTTCCGTCTTTGTTTAAATCAGGAAACTTTTTTTTCTTTTTCATCATTTTTTAGCTACCTTCTTTGCTCTTGTCGATAAATCTTTAAAATGGACAACTTGTTTAGAAGTTTTGCCATGTGATTTGCCTGAATGTATTTGACCATTAGGCATTTTATGAACATTACCTGTAAACTCTTTGCCTGTTTTAAAATAATGTTTAGTTCCTTTTGCCATTAGTATTTCGGCTTTTTAGGTTTTTTATTTTTACTATGTTTTTTTGTTGGGCATTTCATAATTATCTCCTATTCATATATTGTAGTTCTATCTCTTTTGAACCGTTCTGTTCTTGTCATAGGTTTTCTGGGTACTTTTGGTCTCATTCTTTGAGGTGGACACGGTTGAGAAGCCATACGCCTACTTCCATCAGGGCATGTTTTCATAGCTCTTGTTGGTCTCATCCGACTTTCTTTTTCCTTACCTGGTCTTCTTACTGCAATTCTTCCTGCTAATCCTGCTAAGGGTAATGCCATTGTTATCTCCTAAAATAAATTAATGATCTTTTCTATGTTATCGCTTAGTAGAGCAAATACGATTACAGCTCCATAAACAATGTACTTAAATCTAAATATCTCAATCTTTACATCACGCATATCTGTTTCTATATGCTGTAGATGGTTGTTTTTAATATCGTTAATATCTTTTTTTATTAACTCTATTTCTAGATTAAGTTCGCTATTATCTTTCATGCTAGTGGCAACTTCTTACGTTTTGGGTACATATTGAGTGCCATAGCTACTGCTTGTTTTTGTGGCTTCCCTTCCTTTTTTAAAACCTTTATCTTCTTTGATATAAGTTTAACTCTGCTTTGTCCTTTATAATCAGGTTTAAACTTAGGATAAGCCATTAGCTTGGTCCAATACCGATAGGTCTATTTTGTACTGCTTCAAGAGCAAGTTCTTGTTCGTTAAGTTCTAGTTGAGATTTTTTAATCTGTAATTCTTGTTGCTTCAACGCTAGATCAACAGCAGCTTCTTCTTGTTTTAGTTTAAGTTCTTGTGCTTTTAGTTGCGTGTCTATTTCTAGTTCTTGAGCTTGTAATTGTAATTTTTGTAATTCAACTTGTGCTTTTTGTGCAGCTACCTTCTCATCTAGTGATGGCTCTGGTGGTTGTTGTGGTGGCATCATCTGTGGATTAGATATAAACATGTCTGAATTTTTATATCCAGATTGTGCTATAAATTCACTAATCGCATTATAAAGGTTTTGAGTTGTAACTAGACTTCCCATACCTCCGCCTTGTACGACTGTTTGTAATATGTTCATAATGCCTGACATGGTTTGCATCTTAGAGTTCTGACTTCCTGAACCAACTCCAACATTAACTGTACAATTTAGCTTTTCTTTCCATCTCGATACATCAATCGGTACAAACTTGCCGTTTAAATACGCCATTTTTTGTCTGTTTTCGTATCTTTGTATCAATGAATAGATGTTTCTAAATAAATCTTTTATACCCGTTTCTGCAAATATCCTAGCTATTAGCTCAATTCTTTGCATAGAGGACTCTGTTGCTGCTGAGATTGCACCTGAAGTTACATGAGATGTTAATACATCTGGGTTCAATCCTTGAGTCATTTTAGATACGCCACTTCTTTCTTCCCTAATCCCATCTAAATACTGAACCATTTGGAACGCATAAGGTTGTATCTGTGGTGTTGGAAGTGCTGTAACTGCACCAGGTGCTCTCATTCTTACGATTCCACCAGGTTTAGATGAAAGTAAGTCGTCTAATTCTACTTGCCCTGCTAATACTGCATATCTTGCATTGTTAGTTAGATACATATTGTCCAACAGATTACGCATAATAGTAGATTTAATTAGCTGTATATCTTGTACTGTATCGGCAATACTCATGCCATGAAACTTATGTGGTATCGGTAGAGGACAGATTGTTGAGAAAGGAACTGAATCTATTTCCTCATTGTCCAATATTATATTACCACCTTTAGTAATCTTTCTAAGTTCTGCGATACCATCGCCATCATAGTCTAAATGTATGTAACATTCTTCTAACCAAACCTTTCTCGATGGTCCTTCGCCCTCATCTGCAGGTACTGAATCATCATCAAAGCTAAATCTTGCCAGTCTTTCCTCATCATACTCAGCATTATTTTGTGTATAGGTAGGTAGTTCTTCTACAATTTTAGGATCATATCCTTCCAAAATTAAATCAGATACTGTTTTCTTTACCCTATGACACACAAAGTTAGCGTCTTCTATAGATGTAGACCTTCTTGATACTAAAAATTCTTCTGGTGGTACAGATACAACTCTTACCTGTCCATTATCTTTGGTCTTTTTGACCTTAACATCATGCTCTGAAACCTTTGGGCTAATAAGATTACCAAAATCATCTGTAACTGCCTTTTGTACGACATTCTCAGTATGCTCTATAACCTCTAAATCATCATTAGCTAGTATAGATTGGTACTCAATCTCTGTAAGATTGGTATAATTCTCTGTAGATACCTCTGTTTTTTCTTCCCAATAATGCTTAACGATACCAGTCTTGGATATAAGTGCGTCTTTAAACACATCATACAAGACCTTAAAGCCGTTATTTTGGCGATTAAATACATAATTAACATAATCGGTTGCCTGTTGTGCCATCTCGACATCTTCAGGGCCTTCAGGTTCAAACTCTGCAACATTGTTATGAGTCGTAAATATACGCATCAATGATGGCATTATGTATTCGATAGTATCTCTTACATCAGTTGTAACGATTTCTGACCTGCCTTCTATCTCGTTACCAAAAGGTTCGCCAAGATAATACTTCATAGATTGCTCTCTTTGTTCAGAGAGTTCTGTATTGAAGTTGCCTGTGGCAGAATCTATTTCGTTGCTTAGTTTCGATGCAAGTTCATCATTGGTCATTTTTGCCATTTATTTTTGGCCACGACCAATTTTAGCTTTGATTCCGTATTTTTTATGAGTTTCTCTCATTCTTTTTTCATAAGCAGACATTTTAGGTTTGCTTTTTTTCTTGTAATTATTGGTTGTCGCTACTCCTGCTCCAAATCCTGCAACACCTGCTGTTCCTATGTTTACTGCGTTGTTTACAGATTTTTGTGATGGTTTTGCTTTTCTTGCAAATTTAGTTAACGCTTGTCTTGCTGCCTTGTTTTTAGCGATAATTCTACCTGATAATCCTAATAATGCTAATGGTAATGCCATAATATTTCTCCTAAACGATGGCTACATCAGGACCTAATGTTCCTTTTGTATTCCATCTTGAATTTTGTGTTGTTGAATGTCTGAGACTCATGGCTCCATAACGTGTTGCAGACATGAGATCATCTTTGAGTTTGACCAGTTTTCCATCTTTACGATGATACATTCGATACTCCTCAAACCAGTCATAAAGGGTATTGAATACTTTAAATCTTCCATGCTCCATTCTATCGAGCATCTCCATTAGCCCTGCTTCTACACTATTGCCACCTTTTTTCTCACCTAGCGCAGGTGGGTTTTCAAAGTGGAAAGGCAGCATATTGACGTAAGCATCACGATATTGTTCAGCTAGAGTGATACCTGAACCTTTATCGTGTTGATATCCGTCATGGGGCCAAACTATTGGTATATAATCACTACCTTCCCTTTCATTGATATGACTTGCATGATAACTCGGTATTTGTTTGCTCATCTTATAGCAATCATAAACGTATAAAATATCCTTATCCCTATCCCATGCTAACCAAACTACTGCAGTCGGATGGTCATATCCAAAATCGAGTCCTGCAATACGTGGAAAGTGAGGTGGTATCGTAAAGGGCTCACAAGTAAGGTTATCCTCATCTATAGGAAACACCAGTCCTGAACCTATCATCGGTATACCTTTTGACCTCATATCTCGCTCATGTGGTGGTAAGGCTTGTAAAATCTGCTCTTTCATGTCGTCAGTTAGATGGTCTGCATCTTCCCAACCTGCCGTAATCAATGCTTGTCCTAGCTTTAGATCACTCGTAAAATTCTGTACAACCTCTGTAACCCCTGATTCAGGCGTAAAGGTTAGATAAACCTGTCCTCTTTTATCCAATGTTCTTGTAATACATTGTGAATAGATATCTTGTGGTGGTTCCTCATCGAGCCAAATAAGGTCAATCGACTCCCCCATAAATTTTTCAGCACCCATTTCATAGGCTTTAAAGGCAACACGAGACCACCCTCCAGTTTTGTGTTTTACAAGTACCGATGAATGTGCGTTAGGCACACCTGGTTTTCTTGTCGTTTCACCAATGAGATGCTTAGGAATTGATCCTTTGCCTTTCTCTCTAGGGTTGTCTGGTTGCCCAAATAATTCTTTTTGACAGATATCTCTTGTGGTTTCATTACTCGCCCCACATACCCAAGCCTTTATCGGCTCTTTATATCTTTTGCCTTTCCACCAATCAGGATAAAGACCTGTTAAATGGATAGCCATCTCCATAGCCCCTACATAGGACTTGCCTACCCTGTTTGCTGCCATCAACAACCTTTGGTTCGCATCTGATCCACTTTCATGGA